GCCCAATCAAGAAGCTCGGCTTTCGTCATTTCTTCCAGCGTCTCACCATCAGACTGAGGCTCTTGAAGTGTCTCCGTGCTGTCGTAAGCAGTAGTACCCACCTCGACTACAATCTCAGGCTGTCTCTCGATTGCTTTAGAAGGTCTTGCAACCTCGCCTTCCTCTACGTAACCAGCTTCTTTCAGCTCACGAGCTTGAACAGTATAGTAAGCACTGCGACGGCTGTCACCCTTGACAAACCATGTAGGACGTTTATGAAGATGCACGAGGAGGCCTCTAATGACCTCCTAGTATGCCAAGAATCGGATAATCCTGATTAGGTAAACACTACCTGAAGGCGACCGTTTGATTCGCGATAGACATCCCCATCCACCAATCCGCCAACTTTAGCAGCCGAGTTATTAGCGTACAAAGGAATCGTGTTGCCAGCCAGTGAGAGCTGACCAGTGGCACGAACGCTTGGCCCAATAGCCAGACCGAAGGTTAGCCCATCATCGGCAGTTGGAATAGATCCAGCAACCTCGATGTTCGTCAAGCTCAGGGTGTAGTAGTTAGTGTCGTAAGATGCGTCACTTGCTAAATCAGCCTTGAGCACGTCGGCAGAATCGTTTCCGTTAGTAACGTAGACTGTCACACCTTTCTTCAACATGAAATCAAAGAACACCTTCATGTCCCGACCGTCACGATCCTCTTCGTGCAGGTAGATTGTGGCAACACTACTCAGACTCGTGTCATCATAGCGAAGCTTGCCAGATCCAGGGCCAGAGCCGGTTGCCGTAGAGAATTTGTAGCGTGTTGCATTTACGCTAACTGCGCCGCGCTCGATGCCTTTTTCAAGGTCGCGCAATGCACCTTTAACTGTCTGGTTGTCTTCAATGGTATTGCCAGCGAAAGTACCAAGATCAGTATCTCCAACGTTGACTCCGAGCCCCTCTCTCAGAAGCTTAGCCTTTGACCCAAGAGTCTCGAGGGTAGATTTAAGTGTCGCGTTATCCGTCAGCTCATCGGTAGTGAATGCACCAACACCCGTCGCGTCATCAACGTCGAACCCAAGGGCCTGCTCTAAGCTGTAGGCATTGGTTGTGGTGATAACACCAAGACTGACATTGTCAAGGGAGCTTGGAGTAGATCCAGCCGTGGACACAGAAGTGATTCCGATTGTTATCGTCGTGCTGGTAAATGATGCAGAAGTAACCCTGGCCTTCAGGTGTGAAGCACCGGTCCCCTTCATGTTCTGCAGGAGGATGATAGCGCCTGGCTGCAAGTACTCCTCGGCCTGTGCATCAATACGCTTGCCGTTGGAATTCACCACAGAAGCGTAGATGATCGTGGCGGTAGACCAGGTAGAACTGTTTAGGTGTACGGTGCTAGCGGAAGCAACGTTACCAGACGTTGAAGTGTTGTACAGATAACCTGTCGAAACGACAGAGGGCATCGAATCGATGTCGATCTCAATGTCAGCAGTGTCACCAATCTCCACGATTGACGTGGTACTACCGTCGTCTTTCTTGATATAAAGCTTGCCGTCATTGGTGTTAATACCAATCTCTCCTAAGTCAAGCTGGGAGGTGGTAGGGACTCGGCCTGATACGGCTGATCGGCGGAGTTGAATCTTTTCAGACATTGCTATTTAGCGGGTTGAAACCCTTATGTAAGGACCTCTTAGTTTGCCAAGGCATTAAAAAAGGGGCCCGAAGGCCCCAGGTAAAGATCCCAGTGGATCAGAAGGTTCCGCCGTCGATAGCGCAACCGTCGATGACACCGCCAGTGATGTCAACGTTGTTCTTGCTCTGGATGGCCATGTTGCCAAGACCCAGAGTTGTACGAGCGGCAGAAGCGCTGCTGTCGTCCAGCAAGCTACGTGCATAGCTGGTAAGTGAGGTGGTTCCAAGCTCGGTGGAGCTGACGGAGTAGACCATCTCGTTGGCGTTGAACGCAAGACCTGAAATCAGGGTCAAGGTTCCGCTCAGGGGCTGAGCATCGGTGATGCTATAACCAGCAAGCGTCGTAGGAGTAACGAAGCTAGAGGCACGGCCATAAGCGTCAACGGTCAAGCCGTTGTAGGTTCCGGCAGTACCGTGAGTAGCCAGGTCGATGTTGTTAGCGTTAACAACAACACGGTTAGCAGAAGCAGTGTTGACATCAAGGGTGTTTCCACTCTTGGTCATACCCGCGCCAGCCGTGATTTGTCCAGCACCAGAGAACTGGCTGAACTCGATGTCATCGGTGTCGATGGTGATCGGGTTGGAGGTAGAAACAACGAAACCGGAGTTAGCGTTGACAGTACCTTCTTCGATGAAGCAGAATGCGCCGGAGTTCAGCTCATCCTGGACAGCGTCTGCAGAGCGGGTCCAGCTTCCACCGGAAACCACGTCGTAGATGCCGTTCTCAGAAAGATCGGTCTGATCTTTAACCAGAACGCGCTCACCAGCCAGTACACCGACACCGTCGATGGTCTGAACGCCGGAAAGAGTGATGTCTTCGGTCGTAGCAACACGAGCGGATGCCTTAACGTCAAGACCAACTGCAGTTGCGTCAACGTATGCCTTGGTGGCAGCGTCTTGGTCACCCACAGGATCAGCAAGTCCGGTCAGGCGCTTGCCGTTCATGCCAACGTTAGCAGCAGGCTGAGCCAACTGGTCTAAACGGTTGGTTTGTACACCAGCGTCGAAGTCAGAGACTTGTGTGTGTACAATGTTGATAGCTTGAGCAGAGGCGGCAGTAGCGCGACCTTGTGCATCAAAGGTAACAGACAGACTCTTGCTAGCTGCGCCATAAGCGGCTGCAGAAACAGAAGTGTTGTCAAGGTTGACAGTCAGGGATTCGCCTGAAGCTGCGGTGCTAAGACCAACGCCACCGGTTACGGTAACAGTGCCATTAGCGAAATCAGCTGTGCCGCTGTCTGCGGTCAGTGAACCAGCGCCGTCTTCCAGCTCAGTCTCAAGGTCCTGAAGGGCCTCTTTGATCGTGCGGTCGTCAGCGCTGGTAGAGCCAGTGAACTCACCAAGGTCAGCCTCGTTCTGGGACACGCCAGAGAGAGTGTTGAGGTCGCCTACAGCGGTAGTCAGGCTGGTCAGGCTAGCGCCGGAGCCCTTGCTCTCTACGCTGGTCTCAAGTTCTTGCAGAGCCTGCTTGACGGTGCGGTTAGCGGAGATCGTTACACCGTTGAAGTCACCCAGGTCCTGAGCGTTCTCGTTGACGCCGGACAAAGCAATCAGGTCGGACTGGTTAGCATCCAGTTCGGTAATGTCAGCGTCGTTGGCCTCAATAGCGGCCTCCAGATCTTCAAGAGCTTCCTTGACAGTAGCGCCGTCAGCGATTGTGCTGCCAGCAAAGTTGCTAAGGTCGGTAGCGCCATCGGCAATGCCTACTGCAGCGCGAAGGTCAGTGATGTCGCCGTCGTTAGCGGTCAGCTGAGCCTGGATGTTGGAGCTTACGTTGGCAAGGTAGTTAAGCTCGGTCGTGGTGATAGTGGCACCATCAAGCTTGTTCAGTTCTGCAGCAGTGGCAGAAACCATTACGGAGTCAATCTTCAGGGGACCCGTGAAGTTGGAGGTTCCGCTGTAGACTTTGCTGCCTGTAACAGTTTGAGTGCCGGACAGTGAAACAACGTTGCCGTCGCCACCGATTCCGATGATTGATGTTGCGTTGCCGTTGCCGTCGTCGCCGTAACCGTAGTAAAGTACGTTATCGGCTTCGTTAAAGGCTAGTTCGGCGTTCTTAAGTGATGCGGGTGCGCCAGCTGAGCCTGTGGCGGCTCTGCGCTTAATGCGAATTTGGTTGGCCATGTGTGAGGTTTGCAAACCTTGGTACTTACTAGATTGCCTACCTCAGGCCATCCTGCATTAGAATTAAAAGTTGCCGCCGTCTTGCATGCCACCATTTCTCCACTCGCCACTGTTATAAAGTAGGGAGTCCCCTGCCTGTGGGTTAGTAAGGCGAACGTCTGACAGGTTGTTAAGCGTGGAAAGACCCAAGTTAGCCCCCACTGCAACCAGCCCACCGTTAGCCTTGACGTAGATCTGTTGAGTGTCTGTAGCGTAACAGATTTCGTTCTCGTTGATGTCCAAGACATTAGCCGATAATGCCTCAAACGTACCACGCAGAGGCTTAAGGCTAGAGCGATTTTCGGGGCTAATTGCCATGGTAATACCTAAGTCTATGCTAGGCTGCCGATCATGAAACAGTAGCGGTCCCACCGTCCACTATGGCATGAACGACGTGATCGTCTTTCACCCATTCACCGTTGATCCTTAGGTAGCTTTCCCCGTCATACGGAGCATCCATGATGGAAGAAGCGTCTTTGACATACGTCGCAACGCCAGCCTTTAAATATACCTTTTGCGCTGAATTGAAACCGAGAGGGTCCAACGATGACGAAGGAACATCCAGTTCTGCCGCGTATGCTGTCGCCACATCAAAGGTATCGCTTAAAACAATTTCCGAATACCCTAGCTCATTTAGTTCGTCTTGAACCAGGAGCAAAGAAGAACCTCGAGGGGCTCCGCCAAAGAAAGCAAAATAGCCTTCAATCTTTGCATATCTTCTAATGCGACCGTCCATTGCGGGCTCGTCATAGTAGTCTATCTTGTCACTAATCACAAGCTCTAGTCCCTCAGGAATCCCCACACCTCTGGACTGAGCCCTGCTCTTAAGGTTCGGCAAATAGCTGAAGTGCCCTACTACGCCAATCTTCTTAGCGTTTGATTTCAGATAGTTATATACGTCCCTGGGCTGGGACTGGTGAATGCCGTAAATGGGATCTGCCATGGTTGAAACCACTGTTATATCTCCCTAGTCTTCCTGCATTAAAAAAGCCCCTTGCGGGGCCCTGTCTATTTAGTTGTTTAGCTAGATCAGCGCTTAGCGCCGTCAACCAATTCGTAGAACACGCCGCCCACTGAACCAGCGGAAAGAGCGTAGGAAACGTTGTTGTCAGCGTCGCAAAGTGCGCCACGAACGTGAGCAATACCCACGCCGTTAAGATCCAAGTCGGTAGCTTCGGCGATCTCGACGGTCTGGCCGCCGATGGTCAGGGTAGCGTCGCCGCCAACCAATCCGATCACGATCACGCGGATGGTCTTAGCGTGAGCCAAGGTAGCCTTAGCTGCTGTAGGTGAAGTGGTGATTTCGCACTCGGCGTCAAGGTTAAAACCTTCGCGTGGGAAAAGACCTGAAGAACGTGCTGCCATTGTTTTGAGTGTGGTAGAAGCGAAACCCTCTCGCAGAGATGACGAGGCGTCTCGTGGTTACATCCTATTATTCCAAAAGGACGGTAACTCGAAACTTTACCAAAGAAACTCTCTAAAACACTCCTGGCAGAATCTGTCCAGTAGCGAGGTATGCGCCGATAGCAGCGACAAAACCAAGCATAGCAGCACGACCGTTAACAATCTCAGCGATGCGGAGCTGTTGCTTAACTTTCTTGTTTTCATCCATGGTAGCAAGTAATACAGAAGCCATAGGATGCCATAAAAAAAGCCCCCCGAAGGAGGCTTGGATCGTTTAATTAGCAGATCAGGAAGGATCGGCAGTTGCGTCGACGCCAGCGACACGGGCTGCAGCTCTGCCATTAATCAGAGCTAAGCCACAGTACCATTCAACTCGAGTGATGAGCTGAGGCTGAGCGAAGCTTTCGCCCAGTTCGCGGACGTTCACGCCACCGTTCTGAATACCGGTCAGGTGATCGTTACCGAAAGACACGCAGTAGATGTCCTGAGCAGCAGGATCGCTGTCAAGGATAGCCACGTTCTTGTGGTCGCGGTCAAGCTCGAGAACAGGCACGCCTGCATAGATCAGCTGCTGGTAGCCGAACTCGTTGCGACCGATTTCGATCTGAGTGTTAGTGCGTGCTTGACGGCTCAATGCGCGACGAGCAGACTTCGACATGACCAGGTACTTCTTACCGCCTTGTGCATCGACGTTGTCGATAGCTTCGTCCATGACGCCGAGGCTCAGTGCACCGCCGCCGTTGGCGAAGTACTGTGAAGAGCCGGACTGGATGCGAGCGGCGAGGCCGTCGAACTCAGAAGGGGAAAGGTTGGAGTCGCCGTTAATGAACAGGGATTCCCAAGCCATACGCATTGCGCGAACGCGGGACTGGATCTGATAAGCCTTAGCCTCAGCGCCTTCCATGTCAACGATAGCGCGATCAACTTTGATGTCGCCACCGAAGAGCTTCAGGCTCTCGGACTGCTGACTAACTTCAGCGTAGCTCTCAGCCAGGGCGCCGTTGTAGTTACGGAATCCGACGTCGGGCAGGCTCTCTTCACGCTTCCAGAAAAGGCCATTGCCTTCAATAGTACGGAAAGGGAGTGCGGACAGAAGAGGACCAGCGGCCAGTTCTGTTACAACAGCCAGCTCCTGAGGAGTCTTGGCGTGCTTTTGTGCTTCGAGGAGAGTAAGTGCCATTTTAAATAAAAAACCTTTGAGATAGGTGAAAGGATGGATGTTTAGCCTCAGAGCGTCGCGCTCCTTGACCTGACACCCGCCCAAAGCACACCATCTCGGTGACCAATGATTGGGTATCTCTAAAAGTAGAATACCTATACCGATAAATTGCATTAAAAAAGCCCCCCGAAGGAGGCCGAGTGATTAAATGGTCTAATCAGGATCCAAAAGCGCGTTGGAATAACTGCTCAGAAGTCATGCTAGACATGTCCTCTGTAACCATACCGTTAGCGTCAGTACCACCATAACCAATGCCAGCACCAGCACCCTTAGCGCCCTTGAAGAAGGTGCCGTAGATAGGGTGAACCTTGTAGCTTGCGATGAAGTCCTTGGCGTCAATACGCTTGCCGGATTCAGGATCGAGAACAGGATCACCGCCTGAATCAACAACAGTCAAAGAGCCATCGGTTTCTTGACGGAAGCTGCCACCGACTTGCTGAGACAGCATGTCAAAGAAAGACACTCCGTCAGCAGAATCCGTGCGTCCGCCTGCAGCGAAGAAGACCTTCTCTAATGCGTACTTCTTCTGGTAATCAGCAAGAGCGCTCTTAGCAGCTGCGGCTTCTCTAGCAGCCTCTTCAGCCTGCCGTGAGTACTTCTGCTCAATCAACTCACGCTGCTCACCAAACTGTGCTTGAACCTTGGCAGCCTCTGCAGCCTCAGCCTGTAGCTTGGTGTACTCGTCAGGGTTGATCTCAGCAAACTTTTCCAAGCTGGCCTTAGTCTCCTTCAGGTCGCGCTCGTACTGCTTGCGGGCTTCCCGCTCAGCTTTAAGGGCCTTCAGAAGGTTCTCTGCTTCCGAGCGAGGCATCATGTCATTGCCTGCTGGAGCGGTCGGAGGAGTAACTTCCGTCTCGGGAGTCATGTTCTCTTCG